AGCAATAGCTTCTTCAGCGCGTTCAACAGCTTGTGTTAATGTGCTAGTTTGTGGAATAATGCCAGCCACATTGACTGGCTCTCCTGCAGGAGAAGATCCTGCAGTCCCTGTACCAGTTTTCTCCTCTACTGTATTACCTTCTGAATCTATAATCCTATTCCAATCCTCTGGATTAGTATTGCGACCAGCATACATGGCCTTTTGATAAGCTTTAAGTCTTTCGATTGCAGGGCCACTTACTTCTGGCTTATCGCTAACAGCATCAGCTTGTAACCGCTTAACCACAGCTTCAGCTTGCATAGACTGCGCTCTTGCGTGATCTAACCTACGTTGTTGTAAGTCTTCTAGATACTCACGGTTCATATTCCCAACCTTTTCTGCACGACCGGGGCGTGTTATACGATCAACTAACCCAGCTAGCGGACGCACCAAACCAGAGTAACCAGCGATTCTTTCATCAACAGGATCTCTGTAGACTTGCTTCGGCAAAGCTCCGCTGGGATCTTCCATATGACGCCTACCGGCCTTTGTTAGATATATTGATTCTAATAGCCTTTTTTTTCTCTCTTCTTCTGTCATATTAGTCCTTTCTAAAAACGTCAGTCACGACCTATAGATGATGTTTTAACCCAAACCATAGCACAGTGGCCGCAACTGACTAAATCATTACCACGATAAACCGCCGGGGAACATTTTTTGCACTTGACCCAAACTATCCAAAAACGAAGGCTGTCTAGCACTATAACCAGCAGCATCGCGAGCCATGTTGCTAGCTGCACCAAACACATTAGCACCTTGAGCTTGCAATCCTTGCGTATTCATCTGCGGTTGCGTAAACTGCTGCGCACCAAACTGTGTAGAAGGACGACCCATCGCAACTTGCAACGGATCGAAACCACTACGAGACGCAGGAAGGAATGAAGTAGCTTGGTTAAGTGCGCGGCCTAGTGCATCACGCCTGTTCTGTACACCTTGGCCAAACGTCATAGCATTAGCAACAACATCTGACATAGCACGTGGGCCAGAGATAGCACCAGTTCTAACACCTTGTTGTGCTAGGCCGCGAGCTATCTCTTCCCGCTCACCACCGCTCAACGCACCAGTAAATGTGCCAAAAGGATTCTGCTTAGTTACCGTCCCCTGTGCTGCAAAACTCCTAAGTAAATCACCCAGCATATTACTGGTCTGTGCGCGACGTCCGTAGAACTCTGGATCAACTTGACGAGCTTTTGCAAACGTCTCATCTATCATCGCCCCTCCCGGCCCACGCATAACACCTACGCCGGTAGCAGCATCAGACATCCTATCGTAGTAACTCTCATCCCGGCCTATTTGGCCGTACATGGGCATATACTTGTCAGCCAATTGAAACTGTTGTGCTGCCGCTGCTGGGCCAAACTGGTCGCGCAACGCTTGTTCTGCTAGGGCTTGCTTAGGTGCTTCGCGACGAAGCATTGCAAAATACTGTGGCAACATCTTTGTTGTTGCGTCCACAGTCTCCCCGGCCATCTCACCAGCAGACGGCTGTGGGCTTTGCGCTAAACGTGTTGCACCATACGTTAGCCCCAAAGGCAACAGAACATCTTTAAATAAACCACCTAGTTGGTTAATCATAATCTTATCTCCTTAGCTACTAGCCATTATACCGGCTTGTTCCAGCCGATAAGTTAAATAATTTATTTTCTCTGCTAACGTAATGAAGGCTGTTTTAACATCAGCATCACTAGTAAAATCTAATGTACCCATTGTAAGTTGATCTGCGGCAGACGCACCTGAGTCAACAGATGTGCCGTCAATAGCCGTCATATCCGCCACATGTGTACATTGCTTAACAACGCCTTCCGTTGATGTCGATGCATCAAATACGGTCATTGATGTACGCCACGCATTCGCCGCAGTTTTATCTGCGAACAGTTGTGTAGCATGAGTGAACTCTGAACTATTTACATTAGCTGCCATAAGCCTGTGTCATTAAAGAATTTTTAGATGTAATGTCTTGTGTTTCCACGTTTATAATTGAAAGTGTTGCAGCGTTATCCCACTTAAGCGCATAAGAAATCTTCCAACCAGTACGTCCCGACTGAAAATTAAACATCAATGAGTATAGTTTATTCTCCCCATTCCATATTGCGGGATAATTTACTGTGTAATCCATACCAGCAAATGTAGGTGCTGGTAGGGTTTTAGCTGCTACTGATTGCGCTAAAACACCATTACTTATTGGAGTACAATAAGCTGTTCCACCACCATCATATTTAATGTATGCAGGGCTGTTCCAATGAACAAATGATTTTGTTGTTAACTTACCAACAAGTGATGTAGCACCAACAGCAGCAGCAGATGTTAATTCAAACGTACCATCTAGGCTATCATCTAAATCGTTTGGAATACTATAACCTGACACAGCACTATAACCATAAAAACGTATAACAGTTCCAATAGCTAACGTATATGGTATTGCTTTAACTGTTATAGTTATAGGCGACGTTGACGTTGTTGGTGGTGTTTGGAATACTGGAACCGTACCAGTACCCATACCGTCATGAAACAAATTACCCACTGACGTACTCCACGGAATTTGTAATGCAACAGATTCAATCGGTTTATTGTCCGTAAACAACGCTTTTAAAAACAATGGCTTCTGATCCACACGCGAATCACCTGTGCTAAATGCCCTCGTCTGCATGTGAGCTACAGAGTATTTTATACCACTCCACATCTTAACAAGCTCACCGTGCATTGTGACTGCATAAAGCTCATGCGTATCTGCGGAATCAATCTTTGTGAATTGCACTATAGGCGCACACGTCGTATCATCATCTTTAGTAAAGTTATCAAAACTAACAAATTTCTGTAACGTAATATCATAAACAAGTACACCATGCCCAAACACTGTTGTAACAGCAAAGAATGCATAATTATCAAACGTAATTGCTGCACTAATTTTAGTGTCTTGTGTAACATCCCCAAGTAGTTTAGCGACTTTCAGCGAAAATGCGGAGTTACGTCCTTCGTTACGCAACTGTTGTACTGCGTTAAATGAACGTAGCCCTTCAGTGTCTATGAAAGCAAAATCACCTAACACATCAACAAACGAATATTGATTAACAACTGATGCACCAAACAAATACTTTTTTGTAAACATCGGCTCACCAAACAATGTTCGTGTATAATCTGGTGTAACAGCATAAGAAGCTGTGCGTGTGCTGACGAAAAAACTTTCTGTATTAAGTGGTGCAATACACGTGATAGGTTCATAGCTTATAGAATAACCAACAACTGATGCACCGTGATCGTCTTCTACCGAAGAAATTTTATTGCCGTCAGTATTTATTGCCACGACAAAATCAAGTGGACGACCGCTTACGCTATGGTATATCGCCTTACCGTCAGGGCTGATGATATACAGTTTACCGTTGAAGTACATCATCTGCTTACCTATAGGCACGTATTCACGTTGCACAGCCTCTTCCTTTGTGATAGGATCAGTTAGCGTAGTACCATGCTGTGTTAGTGTATATGCTTTACGAACAGTAATTGTAGCAGATACTTCCGTAGAAGAAAAGTTAATAAGGTTAGGCTGGTTTACACCATCTTGCACAACGACAGCCGCTACAGTTTTTGATAACTTTGTTGCACTTGTGTCTAATGTTATTTGCTCAGACGTTCCAGCGGCTTTATACGCAAAACTGCAAGTGCCGGGAGGTACAGCTTGTACGTATATAAAGTCTGCAGTTGCGCTCATACGCAACGTAGGTTCTGTGCCAGCATTCCACAATGTAACCCACACATTAGAAAGCCGATGCTTGTATTTCGCATCACCATTCTGGAATAATATTATAAAATCACCAACTGTATAAATACCTTGAAACCGCTGATTAGCAGTAAAACCAGTGTTAATAACAAGCGGCCTTTTGATAGGCGTTAGCTCACCGAAACGATTACGCACATTCATAGCAAAAGAATATTCATCGTCACTAAGACGAGAATCATCAACTGCCATATTCATTCCACCTAGGAACGATGTCTGTGAGTAGTTAGCCATGCAAGTTTATCGTGATTATGACGTTTAAAAACAACTTTTTGCTCTTGACCACGCTCCAAATCAGCTTGCCTTCGTGCAAGCGATCGCGTGGCTTTACGGTCATGCAAGATTGCTTCTTCTAACTTACCTTGCTCTTCAAGAAACAGCTCCATACACTTGCTAACGAGAATGTTGTCATACCCCGGCGCAGGAAATTCATCTGTATCATTCTGCAATCTTGGTAAAGCTTTTTTGTATAGAATCTGTAGCGTATGTGCATCATCCTGAGCGGCAGATGATGAAAAAGGAAACTCACTTACGTCTACAATAAGATAGCGAGATTCCATACTGTTTGACAGTATTTCTGCATACACTGTACTATCCGTATAGTCAATCAATTGTACTGCACCTACTGTATTTGTAGGCTTATTTGTTCGTGTGAAGCTGACAATATCTGTAACAACTACAGCATTGCTAGGAGCAAGTGTAACGTTTGTTGACGAGGCAGCACTTGCTACAGCAGGGCCAGCTACACTTACAAGAAGAGCTTCACTGTGCGGAGTCTTAACAACAACTTCATAATCATCGTCTGTCGTTGTAATACCATAAGCACGAACAATAAGTTTATCTGTGCTGTTAGCTGCTTCTGTAATAGACGTAGGCAACGATACCTTCAACGGACTGTAGCCTTTTACACGAAACTTAGAGTGTTTTGTTTCCCAATTATTTTCGCGATAACGTGCTGTTAGCGGCTCTGCATCCCACATTGCATTACCACCAGACTTCTCACATATACCACGCACAGCATAAACATCTGCTGGCATAGCAACAGTTTTATCACCTTGCACATAAAACTCAGCTTCTTCTAAAGAACCCGGCATATCAGACTGCTCGTAAAGTTCTTGTGCTGCTTCGTTCAGATAGTTAAGCAACAAAGCACGTTGGTTGGTATCACTAGGAAGCATACCAACTTTCTTGCCAAAGCGATCTAAGATATATTCTACACTCATCTCTTAACCAATGCTGTAACAGCAGCTTTATCGCGCTTTACGAGCGCAGTTTTTGCCTTCGTAGGCGTTACTTTAACTATTGCAGACGTTGCCATCACTTTCTCTCCAACTCATACTCCAAACGATTCACTGTCTTTAGTGCTTCCTTCACGAATGCGGGGGACGCTAATGCGGCCTTTCTGAATCCTGGATGTTGTATCAGTCTTTCGCTGTTGTTCAACTTCGTCGCTACGCACCCGCTCGTTAGGACTAGCAAGAGCATCAGCGATAGCGTCATCAACCAGCGCATCTTTTGCCGTGCGCCGCTTTGATGCGCTAAGCTCCCGCCCTTCGCCGAAGAACTTGTCCAGAATCTTCTTGAGGGCGGGTATAGCTTTAGCGATTGCATAGAGGAGTTTTATCATCTACGTCTTGCACGTGAACGTGCTTTTCTATCTGCTTCAAACTTCTTGTAGCCTTCTTCAGTCTCTTTTGTTTTCTTAGCATCTCTAGTACGTTTTGCTCTACGCGCAGTATCAGCTTTCTTTAAATCAGCAGCCCTCTTTGCTTTATACATCTGATAAAGTTTTAAAGAGGCAGCGCCACCGGCAGCGGCAGCTATCTTCCCCAAACCACCGCCAGAACCAAGCTCCATAGCACGTGCCATATCATCCTGCTCTTTCTTACCTAACTTTGGTATTTTGAACTCAGAACCATACCTCATACCAGCACTTTTTTTCCGAAGCGTCTTCTGCTCTGCTAACAACTTCTTCTTAGCAGCAGCACGTTGAGCAGGAGTACGAGTTGGTTGTTTAGGCGTTCTCTTAGTAGGATCAACCTGACCGGCACGTGCTGAAAGGTTTGTACCGCCTTTCATCTTACGTAAAGGCGGCTTAACTGCACGTATAGGTCGAAGCGTTGTTCCTTTCGGCGTGTTCATTTCTGTACGCGTACGCGCTGCCTTGCTAACAGGCTTCTTCGCTTTTGCGGCACGCCTTGCTTGAGCGCGCGCTCGGCTTTTCTTCGCTAAGTCAAGCAGCTTACTACGTTGACCTTTTTTTCTGTATGCCATAATTTAACCTTCCACCTTCTTCTCAACTTTACTCACGCCATGACGCACAAAGATTGCAAGTACCGCAGTGATACCAACATTCAGCGCCGCGCCAAGTTCTAGTTCACCAGTGAAATAACCGCTAAGTGCGCTTATCACACCGACAACTCCTGCCCATAATGTTTTACTTTTTAACATAACAAATTACTTACGCTTCTTTTTAGACTTCTGCTGTTTTTTCTTCTGCCGCCGTGCAGCAACTTTAGCTTGCCTTACACCTTCTTCAGTATACGGATAATGCTTTCCTCCCACTTTCGGCATCTTACTTACGCTTTCCTTCTAATAGTTGTTTAAGTTTTATTCCAATATAAAGTAACGACAACAAACTTATACCAAGCTTTAAAAAACTATCCATAGCAACAAGCCAACTTCCTAGACCCGTTACACTTGCGATTGTAACTTTAAGATCATCAAAGTTCATTCAGCTTGCTTACCCTCATACTCTATGTCAAAGAAAGGTGTATCAATCTCTAACTTTCCCGGCAAGGACTTACACCCCACACTAAACAAAACTATCACAATAACAATTAAAAACTTTTTCATTTTTCTATAATCTCTACTTGCACAGGATTTGCTTCGCTCCCTTTCGGCAGATAAGGCAAACCACCATTTTCGGGTAGCTTCTTCTCAATCGTCAGTTGTTTCAGTTGGCAGTTTGGCACAATCATCTTCGTCTCCCTATCCGTCATAAAGAAGGTGGTGCTGGTGAGTCCGAGTCGGATAACCCGCGCTTGCCTTCCACTGATGTAAAGTATTTCATCGTTATCAAAATCACTCCCCCAATAAACGACCAACCCCTGTGCGAAATTGAACAGAATATCCTTGCCCATCAACGCCGCAAATGCTGCGAGCAGCAACCAGCCATAATGACCAACTGCTTGCTCGGCTAGTCTCTCCAAATGCGCTACATCGATGGTGTTTGTCATTCACATTGACAACCTACATTAATTCAAATCCGCATCCACCGCATCCCACGCCGCTTTCCAAGCCGCATAATCGGGATTGGTAATCGTCTCGCCCTTAACAACCGTCACAACCTCACGAGTCTCGCCCGTGTCGTTGCCCTCTTCATCTGGTATTGGCTCGGTTGTGGTTTCAGTTTTTGGCAGCGTCTCGCTCTGCACTCCCATCGAGCGAACCAAAGCAAATTGATTCGTTGCCTCAGTCGCTCCCTCGATAGTCGCTTGTGCCGCATCGTATTCAGCCCACGCTCTATATGGCCGCTCGGTTTCGTTGCCGTCCATGTCCGTTTCGGTAACGGTCTTTGGCGTTTCCTCGGCTGGTTCTGGCACTCGCTTGGCAGCTTCCAGCCCATCCACGGCGGCAAGTGCCGTGCGAATCTTTGCGTTGCTGGCGGTGGTAGCGTCTAGCGTGGATTGCTCGGTGTCAGCGGTAGCGTGTGCG